TATAGCAGAAGAAGATGTAAATGATCCAGAGTTTTTCACAGATGCAAATGCTTTATTTCAGAAACACGGATTCCCATCTGTAAGTAATTCACTTTCCTTGGGATCTCAGATGGCCTTTGAAAATGGTGCCTTTGGTATCTTGGCTGTACAAGCTAAGCCAGCATTACCACGACGCACCAGTGAAGTTGTATTAACAGCTGATGATCCACTTTCAATTACCACAGAAGGATTTCCGCCAATTGGTGCGCCAGTAACTTCGGCTGATATAGATGCTTTCAGATACCCGTTGCTTAATGGTCAGCCTGATGTTGATACTTCAGTTAATATATTTCAGATAGATCGGGATAGTGGCGTTGAGACTCAATTGTTTCCAACTAAAGTCGCGTTTTATGATGCGACTATTACAGCAGATGCATTTAATAACTTCATAAAGAATGCCAACTATTCATATAGTTATACTGTAATTTTGGATAGTCAGGTTGAGGATGAGGGTAGTGATGGTAAGGTTACTCTCGGAAGTAGTGTATTTACTGCCGCCTCTGCTGCTTTTGCTGATTTTAATATAGATGTTGGCGAAGAAGGAACTCTTAAACAAATTAGAATATTTAATCGTGATGAGTTTGGTAATGATACCAGCGATGTAGCAGGAACCTTTGATATAGTTTCTGTAGGTGATGGTAGCGGTGATTCAACTAAAGTAACTTTAAATGCAGTATTCGGTCTCGCCAAATCAAATCTGCGTTGGGAGTTATTAGATGCTGCGGATAAATCAGCACGAGTATTACTTACCAGCGATTTGGCCGTTAGTGGTGCAATTCGTATTAGAGACGGTATCAGAGTAACTTATATAGATCATAATGATGCGGATTTTTATGATGCAAATTGGGGCGCGGCTTATGAGAAATTAGAGTCCGTAAATGCCCAGATCATCGTTCCGTTACCAGATACTACTTTTAGTGCAGTTCAACAAGCAGGTCGTACTCACGTAGAATTGATGAGTAACACTGCCAATCAGCGTGAGCGTGTGTTGTTAATAGGTGCGCAACCTGGAGTAACTGCAGCAGCTCTTACCGGTGATGAATTAGTTGCTGTTGAGGATATCGGAGTTATAGAGGGTATTCAAGGTGACAGTGCCGAAGAAGTATTAGCCGGAAATATAGAAGACTTACAGAACTTTAGTATTGCAGATAATTTTGGCACTACCTTTAGAGTAATGTACTTTTTTCCAGATCAAATAGTTAGAGCCGTTAATGGAACAAGAGTTACTCTTCCCGGATTTTATATGGCGGCGGCAGTTGGTGGGTTGTTAGCAGCTACTCCAAATGTAGCGATCCCCTTGACGCGAAAAATTATAACAGGGTTTACTATTACCCGTGACAGAACTTACAAGCCACTTATTCAGAATGCATTAGGAAACGCTGGTGTAGCCTTAGTTACCCCAGTAGTTGGCGGTGGGCAGATAGTTCACGGCAAGACTACTACGGCCAGTGGAGCGCCAGAAGAGGAAGAAGCATCGATAATATTCATTAGAGATAAAGTTGCTAGTACTTTAAGAGATGTATTGAGAGGGTTCGTAGGACAGCCAGAGGATCCAACACTTGTTGCTGGTATTTCTACTGTTGCTTCAAAAACTCTTCAAGCATTTATAAGTCAGGGTCTTATTACAGCAGTTAGAAATCTTGGAGTATCTAGAGATGATGTAGATTCAAGGCAATTCAATGTTAGTGTTGAAATACAACCGGTCTTCCCAGTTAATTGGATCTTTATCGATATTGGCGTTGGCGTAGGAAGTTAAGAGAAAGGATAATCATGAGTAAGTTACGTTCAGATATAAAAATAAGCGGTAGAGGCGCAAGATATATTCTTGATGATAATAAAATTATAGAATTATTTAAACAAGGAAGAACTATAGAGCAAATTGCAAGTGATTTTAAAGTATCACGACCAACAATAAACAGAAGATTAAGACAATATGGTATTAAGAGAGAAAAAAAATATACATTAGATGAAAATATATTTTCTACTTTTACACCAGAAAGTTGTTATTGGGCAGGATTTGTGGCGGCAGACGGTTGGGTGGGTTCAAATCATAAAAAGAAAAAGATTTGTATAAATCTTGCAATTAAAGATATTGCTCATCTTCAAAAAATGTCTATTTTTATGGGTCGTGCCAAAGAGGCCGTAAGAAACAAATCCTCTGGTTATTTTGGAAAACGGCTTGATCAGTGCGTATTGGAAGTCGGAAATAAGCAAATAGTTTTGGATTTGGTTAGTAATTTTAATGTGGTACAAGCAAAATCATTAACATTGCTGCCACCAATTAATATTCCGATAGATTTAGCAAAACATTATATTCGCGGATATTTTGATGGCGACGGATGTATTAGCTGGGATAATAAATCAAATATAATGAAGTTTAATATTGTTTCCGCATCGCCAAATATATTGCCATGGATTGTTGATTATATTAAAAAGGAAACAAAAAATAAATTAAATATTTATTTTGGTAAAGATAATATTTATCGTATACAAACATCTGGATCAAAAGCGCAAGCAATTTTTAATTGGCTATACAAAGATTCGACTCAAGAAACCAGATTAGATCGAAAATATGAAAGATATCAGAATTATTTACAGAAATAGGAGTTAGTTAATAAAGGAAAGTTATGACAAAAATACAGATAAATAAAAATGATTTATACGATTTATATATAAGTAAAAATCATACTGCAGAATACATATCACAACAATATGATGTTTCTAAAGCCACCATAGGAAGACTTGTAAAAAAATATGGTATTGTAAAATTGCCATATGTTAAGCACTTCGTAGATGAAATGGCTTTCAATATTTTTACCCTAGAAAGTTGTTACTGGGCAGGGTTTATAGCAGCAGATGGTAATTTATTAAAAACCAGCAATCTATTAAAAATAAAACTTAAGTATGATGACAAAGATCATATATTAAAGTTTTGTAATTTTTTAAAAAGAGATGATAAGTTATTTGAAGAAACTTGTGATGGTCACAAGCAAATTGGCGTATTTGTATGTAATAAAAATATTAAAAATGATTTGATAAATAATTTTAATATTACTCCAGCCAAATCATTTACATTACAGCCACCGAATAAAATACCAGATGCATTGATACAGCACTATATACGTGGTTATTTTGATGGTGATGGGAGTATAGGAATAAGAAAGAATGGATCGGTAAGGTTACATTTTGTTTCTGGTTCAAAAAATATTTTGGATTGGATTAAAAATAATATAGATATTAAAACTAAAACAGATCATATTGTATCAGTAAGGCGACGTTCAGGCAAAAATTTTTATGAAATAGAATATAGTGGCAAAAATATGAATAATATATTTAATTGGCTATACAAAGACTCGATCCAAGAAACTAGATTAGATCGAAAATACGAAAGATATCAGAATTATTTACAGAAATAGGAGTTACATAGATGTCAACTTACCCCAATACCGGATCTTTATTGGCACAACCAGCAAGTGGTAGTACCAACTTTACAAACTCTGGTCTTTCAACTCAGATCATTATAAGAGTTAATAATCAGCCAGTCGGGGCCCTCCAAACCCTTACCGCAAATCAATCTAGAAATATACAAAGAATAACGGAAATTGGCACAGATGGTGTTATAGAAGCTGTACCTAATAAAGCGACCGAATATGAATTGGATGCCACTCGTATAGTGTTTGATAATTTGCGTTTGCCAGAAGCATTTTCTAGAGCATTTAGATTTATAGGTGCACAGAGATTACCATTTGATATAGACATATATGATATATCAAATACTGCCCCAAATATAGTGAATGCAGTAAATGCAGGTGATAATAGTTCTGGCATTGTAGTTATGACTTATAAAAATTGTTGGTTTACTAACTATTCAACACCCTATCAAGCGACAGATTATATTATTACGGAAACTGCTAAAATTATTGCGGAAACAGCATTTATTCCATTTCCATTTGGTGGACTTAGTTCAGATAGTATGGGGCTTCGTGGGCTTAGAGCACAAACCGATCGCCCGACTAATGTTGAATCTTCTACTAATGCAGGCGGTCGTCGTGGAGCATTAGACGCTTCTGGTTTGCTCAATACTATTTTCCCTACATAAATATAAAAATATGAAAGTTGTAAGTTCCCTCCTAATAATATTCCCGATACCAAATATGTAACTCTAAGAACAGTGCTTATCACCTAGGCACTGTTCTTCTATTTTTCAAGGAGAAAGATATGACAAAAATTACGCATCCAGCAATGAAAGCGAACAATCAAGTTGCAGATAAAAATGCAAAGATTCTAAATTACGTTGTGGATGACCCAACAATAGATGAGCATCTTAGACAGTTTGAATCGTCAGCATATACTGGTGAAGTAGCAGCCTTACCAACAGCATCGTATGTAGCGCCACCTGTATCAATGCCTCCAGTATCACCGGTTGAAGAATTGGTCATAGATGATGTTTTACCAGAAATAAAAGCTAAAGCGGAGAGTTTACTATTTTTAGGAAAAATAACTAAAGACGTCACTATAGTTGGGCATAAATATTCGCTCAGCACTTTAACAGCTAAAGAGCATAATCAAATGATGAAGGAACTATATAATATAGCGGATGCAGCAGATTTATTTACTATTCGTTCTTATACCTTGGGTAATGCTCTTAAGGCCATTGATGATGTGACCGTAGATAGTATGGATGCATTTGAGAATGAAACCTTCGATATGTTTGTAAATAAATTTATGAGACGAGTAGCTATAGTTGATAATATGCAATTATCCATAGTTGAAAAATTATACAATGAATATAATACTTTATTGCAAGAAGCGGATTCTATTATTAATGGCCAATTAATAAAAAAATAATCGAGGGGCCTTGGCATCGGCTCCGGTGGAAATTGTGTAAGACATGGAAAGTGCCAATAGATCATCAAATATTTCAAGATATTAATGCGGCTCAATGGCTTTGGTATCACAATAATATTATGCAAGATGAAAAGGAAAATTTTGAAGAACACAGGGATTTTACAGAATATCTAGCCGGATTTATAGAACCAGAAGCTGTTAAAAAGATTAAAGAGGCTAGAAGTAGTGGACAATCGGTTTCAATTGATGATGAAAAATTTGCCAAGGGTATAGAAAGTATATTTGGTAGAAAAATTAGTTTCGATAAGAATAGCCCCAAACAAGCATTAAATCAATTTTCAAGTACAGGCGATGTAATAGGGATAATGAAAGGACTAGATAATATGCGACCACGCGAAAAAGATCAGTCTGTTCTGAACTACAAACATTGGTCTGATATTAAATTGGAGTAGTGAATGGCCGGTCCAGAAACATCAAATAATCCAGAAATGCTAGATCGAGCTGCATCCAAACTTGATGCTGTATCTAGCAAGCTTAGCGAAGTTTCTAACAGGATGGGCACATTATTTGGAAAACTAACGGCCGAAGGTACAGAAAATCTAATTAAGCACGGAGATATTCTAAAATCTATTACTGGACAAACTAATGATCTTACTACGGCATCAGAAAAAACTAAAAACAGTATCAATAGTATAGACTTATCTTCTTTGAGTTCCGGCCTTGGATCATTAGTATCGGTTGGTAAAAAAGTGTTCGATAATTTATCTAAATCAGCGGCCCAATCATCCAAAGATTCTTCTAGAGAAATGGGAGTTCTTGGGAATATGCTAAATTCATTGATAGTGGCCGGAAGCACAGGAATAAAATTAAAGATGATGGAAGGAAGTCCTATATTTCAGCAAATAAATACAGTTCAAGAGAATTTAATGGCTGTCGAAGAAGCTGCATTGCAAACTGGCATATCAATTGGTGATGGGTTTGAGAAATCCAGTGCTCATGTAGGTGGATTTACCAGATCCCTCACAGATAGTATGATAACTACAAGACAAACCAGAGATGAAGTTTTAAAAATACAAAGAGGTTTAGCTGAAACATTTGGGACTGGAGCAACAACTGGTATATCTAATTTAGCTAGGGCTCAAAATCATTTACACGGAACACTTAATCTTACTAACGTTGCATTATTAACTCAAAGAGCAACTGGAATGGATGCTGGTGCGGTTTCCGATATGTTGACTAAATCTTATTTAGAATTGGGCGTAGGAATTGATGGAGCTGCACTTAATTTAGGTAGAATGAAGGATGTCGCTGATAGATCTGGTTTGCCATTCAAAAGAGTTTCTGAAAGTATAATGAGTTCAGCAGATACACTAAAACTTTTCGGTGGTACTGTTCAGTCAGTTGCTCCATTGTTTGATGCCTTCTCAAAAAGTTTATCCGGAACTGGTCGACAAGGATTAACACCAGATTTAGTTACAAAATTGGCTGGCGGGCTAAATGCTATGGCCGGTGATTTAGGCAAAATGTCTCTTTTAAGTATGCAGGGCGCCCCAACCGGCCCTGGTGGAGCAATAGGTGGTGGATTAGAAATGGAAGCGGCCTTAGAACAGGGCCCGGCCGGAATGGCCAAAATTATAGATAAATTAGGTACTCTTCTTGAAAGCAAAGGCGGCGGAAAAATATTAACAAGGGCAGAGGCTATTGCGGATCCAGCCCAACAACGTAATTTTGTAGTTCAAAGAGAGTTGTTAAAAAATATGATGGGCGTTGATACGGCTAATGCTAATAAGATGTTAGAAATGATGCAGGGCGTAAAACAAAATGGATTACAAGTTGGAGGAGACCAAGAACAAAAATTAGGTGAATTAATAGGCAGCGGGCAAAAGGTCGCGGAAAATACTACGTCTATTTTAAAGAATGCTACTGTTGAGGCAGGAGCATCTGCATTAAAAGCTGGCGATAATGTAGTTCGTGCTATTAGAGAGACTGCTTTTGGAAGGACCCTAAGTGGAGTGTTAGACAGATTAAGTGATGCAACTAGAGAGGCAGTACAAAAAGGTAGTATTGGTTGGAGCGACATGAATAAGCTGTTATTAAAAAATTCTACCAAAGAGGAAAGGGCACAATTAAAAACATTTGGTTTTGATTTGGAAAAGAAATCAATTCAGCCACTAGAACACGCTGCATTAAATAAGCCAGAGCCAAAACAGACCGCAGAGGCAATGGCAAAAAAAGCTTCTGAAGATACTCTTATAGCAGCATCTACACGAAATTTGCCAAAAACAGAAGTTGGCATTGGTAAAGTATCAGAAAAAATGGCCGAAAATAAAACATCCAACGCACAAGCATTATGGACATCAAAAGCATTAGATGCTATAAAAGGGGAAAAGACAAAAAATATTATTACTGCTTCAAATGTACAATTACCAATAAATTTAGCCCCAAACAGAGGACCACGTACTGCTACTTTAAATACGCCACCAGTAAGACAAATAGAGAACCAACCGGGCCGCCAGCTTATTATTCCTGCATCAATAGACGCAACTCAATCGGCCAGAAAGGAATCTAAAAATACTGTAGAAAAATCAGAACGCATAATTAAAGAACATACAGTGGCCGAAACAACTGTAAAGTTGAAGTTTGTATCGGATGGTAATAATACTATAAAGGTAAGCCATACAGAGGAAGCAGATTTGAAGGGATTGAAAAAATTATATGGCGGGGATACGCATCATGTATAAGGATAACAATGGCTAATCTTTTTAAACAAATAGATTTTGATCCAAAAAGTAATTTTTCAAAAAATATTATTGGCGGTTTAGAGGCCCTACAACCATTTCCTAATACTAGAATGGGGCAAGGTATTACTAATAGAGATCAGCAAATTATATCGTGGCGTCTACCAAATAGCACAACTGTTCAAATGTATATTAATCCCCAGAGTTTAGTTGTTAGTAATAGCAAACAAATTAGTACTGTAAGAACAAAAGGTGGGTATGTTATTCAATATTGGGGTAATGAATTATCAAAACTTACAATTACTGGTACAACAGGATCCTCTGGCATTAGGGGCATTCAGGTTTTGGAAGACATATATAATGCCGAGAATAGAGGTTTTGAATTGGTAGCGGCAGCCCAAACCAATTCTTTGATAGATAAATTAGGTTCTATAGGTGGGGATTCAAATTTAGCTGATTCAGTATTACCTGCTTTGGCAAAAGAGTTAAATGGAAGAAACTTTATTCTTAGGCCATCGCTAGCTGTTTTGGCATCTAATATCGTTATGTTTTATCAAGGAACTCAATATCGTGGGTTTTTTAATAGTTTTAATGTAGATGAATCTACAGATCGATTAGGACTTTTTAATTATACAATTAATTTTACAGCAACAGAGACTAGGGGCAGACGTAGTAACTTTCTCGCTTGGCATAAAGAACCATTGGCAGATGATTTGGGTGGACAATTAATTAATGGGATTGGAAATGCTATTAGAGGATTGGCCGGATTAGCAAGTCAACCACCAGAACAATTTCATCCAGAAAATAGCCCACTATCATTTGGCGGAAATTCTTTGGCCGCCCAATTAGGATTTACTTCGTCAGAACAACAAGAATTAACACAGAAAAATTTGGTATTATAGGAAATATATGATACTTTTCGGATCAGATATAGGAATTGAGGCAAAGACCAGTGCTTTTGGTGGTTTTATAGATCAGATAGCAAAATCACTTAGTAAGGCTACTGGTAATTTTAAATTGGCGGCTGAAAAAATATTTGTTGATGATGGTTTTGAAAATGTAGCTGGCACAGCCTTTTCTGGCTCTAATTTTTCAAATATAGATGATATAAAAACCAGAAAAATTACCACACAAGAACCAAATATTACAGTATATATTAAGAAAAAAATGTTTTGGTCTTTGCGTAATGAATTCGATCCACGTTTTATGGATCAATCAGAAAAATTGTTTGTTCGGGCATCAAAGATACTATTTGAAAATAAATGTATCCAAATAGCCGCCTACGAAGCTATGACCAAAATATCAAAATTGTTGGGAGAGGAATCTGAATTGGATGCCGATAAGTTAGATATTATAGTAAATATGTTGGATGATGCATTTGATATTACTATAGCCGCTCTTAATAGTGTTAATGGTGTTTCTGGAAATTCAATAGAAATTAATCAAGCAGAACAAGATGCTATACAAGATATACTATCTAATGTAAAAAAAGATCAAGAAAAGGTAGGTCTCCTTGCTGATGGTTTAAGAAAATTATCTGGCAAAGTTAAAAAAACCAAACAAGCTACTAATACTAATTGGGTAATAGATTCGGATGCTGCCTCTGCTGATGTTTTAGGATTGGGCAGAGGTAGCGGTGTCATAGAGTTAACTTTGGTTAATTCTCTTTCAACTTCTTTAAGTTTAGAAAGTGGAAATTCTGGCTCCATAAGATTTACGGCCCAAGATCCATATAATCTAACGAAAATTACTTCATCAGAGTTGGAAATGGCCTTGTCTACTGCCAATTCCGAACTACAAGATATTAATTTGGCTAGCTCGGATGTAAGTCAAGAAGATATAGCGACAGTATTAAATACGAGTCCTAGTTTTTTTCTTGACGCTGCTCGTGAAAAAGAAGAGCAGTTAAAAAAGATTCGTAGAGATAAAGTAGCTAGTTTTTTTGGTATTACATCTGGTTCAAGTGGCGGCTTGGGAACTGCAGCGGTTCCAGAAATAGTCTTTGAAGTAAATCCAGCCTCGGCAGCAAGTTCAAAAGTTAGTATCGGTATTACATCAAGTCCGGCGATTTATTTTGATGTAAATTCTTTTAGATTATCATTATTATCTTTGCCGGTAGATCAGCAATTGGGTAGCACAGAAAATCAATTGGTAG